CCAGCTGCTTCTCCAAATTCTATTGCTAACTCAGTCATCACTGCAAAGGGCGATTTAATTCTAGGTACAGCAGCATCTACTGCAGGTAACCTAAATGTCGGTAGCGATGGTAAGGTTCTGGTTGCTGACTCTACTAACGTTGTTGGTGCTAGCTGGCAAAATGTTTCAACAGTTAACTTAGACTCTAACCTATCTGCTCAGGCTACTAACTCTTACCTTCAGTCGCTTCAGTTTACTAACCTTGCTAATTTAAAGGGTAAATTTGGGGAGCTAAATGGAAGCACCGTAACTGGAACAGGTAATCCATACGTAAGTCTCGATGTAATTCCAAGATATTCTGTGACTACCTCTACCTCAGTTGGAGGAACGGCTACTGGTACTATCTACTGGTCTATGTTTACGCCTGCAGCAGACTTTACTTTTAGTAGGTTCACTGTTGCAACAGGTGCGACTGCCCTCACTTTAGGTACTGGTGGAAAAATTGTTTTTGGACTATACACCTTTGATGAAAGCATGGTCTCTGGTGCTTCTCCTCAGTATCTCCAGTTGGTTTGTAAGTCCACTGAACTAACTACTGATGTCTATAAGTCTGATAACGCAGGCGTATGGTCATCAGGTACAGGTATGCCTACGGCAAACGCACTTTATTACAAGATTGTTGACAGCACAAGCAATGGCGGAAGCTCTGTGCAATCTATTTCGGGCGGTAAGCGATACGCAGTTGCTATGCTGATAGTTCCTGGAACTGGAGGTACTGCTCCTACGATTGCTTCGACCAGCGCTCTTCCTGCGGGATTGGCTTTCCAGGCTCAGCCTCGTCTTGCAGCACAGTTGGCTGCTCAGACTACCCTCCCTACTTCTTTGCAGGCAACCACCGCTGCTAGCTCAGTGGTGTACTGGATGAGGTTGTGGCGCTAATAATGACCCAGGCTAAACTTAACGATGGTGCTGGTAACTGGATGCCAGTTGTTATTGGTTCTACTGGAGCTACTGCAATACGTTCTGCAGCTTTATCTGCGCCAATGTACAAGCAAGACGATGACCCAGCTAGTCCACTGCAGCTTCAGTCTACTCAACTAGCTTTAGCAGAGTCTCAAGTTCAAGGGTTACCAACATCGTTGTCTGGGCTATTAACTGTAGATAACTACGCTGCTACTAGGCAAACTTCTGGAGTTTACAACGAAACATTGTCAAAAACAGAAGCAATAGGTTCGTCGGTAGTTGCAAGTGGTACAGTATACTTGACTTTTTTTACCGCCACTGCTACCAAAACTGCAAGTACTGTGTGGGCAAATACTTCTCCTACCTCTACCACTTCAACAATAACTTTTGCAAAAATGGGTATTTATGATTGCTCTACGCAAACACTTATCGGTAATACAAAAGACGATTACGATGTTAACGACCCTTATGCTGCTAACAGCTTGTTTTTTGGCGTCAATACTAAATACATCAGAAATTTGTATGACCCAAGCTACCAAACACAGGGAGTAACTTTAACTGCGGGAAAGCTGTACGCAGCTGCTGTGCTCATTGCGTACACTTCTGGGCCAATTAGGTTACTATCTTCTAAAACTCAGATATATCAAAATAGTGACATTATGTTTTTAACTCCGATGTTATCTGCGGTAATAACGGGCCAAACTAATCTGCCTACTTCTTACACCGTTGCCAACTTTAACTCTAGTTCTTCTTTGGCAACTCCCCCTCTTTACTTTGGTTTCTAATAGGAGAAAAAATGTCTCAATTAAAAATCTGGGATGCTACTGCCAATGGTGGCGATGGAGACTGGGTTGTAGCCGTAATTGGTGCCCAGGGATTACCAGGCACTGTTGCTGTTCAATCTCCGTTGTACATTACTGGCTCAAGCAACCCTACTAACGCTGTTATTGGAATTGACCAGACTCAGCTATCAATTCAGCAAACAAACGTCACTAACTTAACAACTGATTTAGCAGCTAGAGTTACAAAGAGCGTGTACGCTGCAACAAACTATGCATCTACTAAATGGGCAGAGACTACGCCTAGAACAAACATCAGCACAAGCCAGTCTTTGACAAAGCAGTTTATTACCTATAGTTTTTTTACTCCAGTCTACGATTTAACCGTTACTGGGCTAACAGTTGCTACTGGTGCTACTCCTGCATCAGGTGCTGGGTATAACTACCTATCATTTTCTTTGTTTAACCTCTCTAATAACTACAACGGAACTTTACTGGCACAATCGGACACCGCGATTAACACCGCGTATCTGTCTAAGGGCGTTTCGTCTATAACCAGAACTGCAAGCTCCACTACAGCTACTGTGACCGCTGTTGCTCACGGATACTCTACTGGTAACTCAGTAATCCTTTATGGAACTGGAATATCGGAGTTTGATAACAAAACCTTCACTGTTACTGTTGTTGATACCAACACGTTTACTATAACAACCACTCTTAGCACTGAAATTTTAGCTAGTGCTAACGTAAACGGTATGTCTGGAATTCTAGCTTCTGTAGGTTTAGGCGGTGCTAACTCTCTTTACTACAAGCCTTTTGGAACAATATCAAGCCCCACATCTATTCAGCTAACTGCTGGAACAAGATATGGAATAGGCATTCTTGTAAATGGCGCTACGTTCACTACTCCAAGTCTTTTGGGAACCACGGTACTAGACTCAAATAATTATTCGCCTCCATTAGCTTTCTATAAGACTGGGCAAAGCTCTCCTGCGTCATTTGCTCTTGGTGACTCTGGAGTTAATCCAAACTCGACTTTAATTTGGGGAAGGCTTAGCTAAAATGGGAAATCTAAAAACATCAGTAACTATTGTGGCTGGGTTAAAGACAGTTACCTACGTTGACCCAGACACCGAAGTTATTATTGGGCAAGATGTAGGCCCTGCTACTCCCGAAGAAATAGCTGTAGAACAAGCTCGACTTGAAGCTGAGGCGGCTGCTGCAGAAGCAGCAGAGCAAGCAAGGTTGGCGGCAGAAGCACAAGCAGCGGCAGATGCTGCTGTTCAGGCTGCTGCAGAGGTTTCTCCAGATCCAGTTCCAGATTCTTATTCAGACCCAGCTATATAACCCAGAGCATACCTACATCCGCAGTTGGTCTAAGACCGAACTCTCTCCAGCCTGTAGTTACCCAGTGAACTTCAGTCTCCTTTACCCAATCAGCAATTGGGTAGTCAATGTCTCGGTATTCTTTTGGGGCAAGAAGATGCGGCTGAATGTACTGCAAAGCGTATTTGGTATAGCCCAATCCTTTTAAGTACTGCAGCTGTTTTTGATGTTCTGCGAGTGTCACATCGGTCCATTCAAATGCGATAGTGTTTGCATATTGGGTTAGGCCATGAAAGACTTCCCATTCTGCGCCTTCTACGTCAATCTTGGTGAGATCTGGCATACCGTACTTAGCGATAAGAGTATCGAGAGTAATAGTATTAACTTTTACTTCTCGGTACTCTTTTCCTTTATAGGGCATACCCTCTGCAGTTAGCCAATCAACATTAAGGGTGGATAGCCCATCCTCGGTAGCCTCATAGAAAGTGACTATCTCATTATCTTTAGACGCTACTGCGTACTTTAGTGGAGTGATCTGGTTGCTGTAGATAGTTTTAATTGCTAGTTCTTTGAAGATTCTCGGAGCAGCTTCTACCGCAATAATCCTACCTATTCCAAGCCTAAGCGCCTCAAAAGTAGCGTCACCTTTATTGGCTCCGATATCAAAAAAGAGCATTGGTATTCTCAATATTACTCCTCACTGCATCTGCATAAATTTGTGGAAGGTCTTGCTTAGAAAGTTCTAAAAGAATTTCTCTAGAGTCATCCTTTTGACCTAACCACCAACCAGCTACTGCAACCTGGAACTTGAGGCAAAAGTCCCCATAGTAACCCATGTCAATCCAAAGATTAGTAAGAGGCTTACGTCTACTGAGACCCATTTTTGCCCAAACATAGCTGTCCATGAACTTACCTTCTCCTTCATAAAACTTAGATAGAAGGTAGTACGCCTCTGGTCTTTCAGGCATAAATGCTACTGCCTGCATAAGAGTGGTGACTACAGTTGTGGTTCTATTACTTTGGTTCAACATGCAGTGAGCAACTCTAAGTAAAGCCATGTACACAAATAAAGAGGTTGGCTCACCATATTCTGCTGCACGTAGATAGAAGGAGACCGCAGAGGCGGTTTGATTTAACTTAAAGTATTCTTCTGCTAGGTAAAAATTAATTTCTGAATTGAAAGGGTCTCTTGATAGTTCTACAACTAGGTCTTTAATTTCCATCTAATGCCTCCAAAATAAGTTCTTCTACTACCACTCTCGGAACTTTAAGTAAGAAAGCGGCATTGTCTTGAAAACTGAAGCTGACCAGAAGATCATCTTCAAACTCTTGTGCTCCTACACAAAACTCTACTTGCGTATCTAGAAACGAGAACTCTTTAGAGACTCCAAGAAGGTTAAACTCTTCATCCCACACAATAACTCGGTGTCTATACGTGCCGTCTTTTTGACCTAGATAGTTAAGGTAGACATTAGCTTCATGGGTAATCGCTATACGAAAATTACCCCAACGAATTACCTGGGATGAACCTCTTTGATCTGGGGTGTTTAGAGCAGAATTTTTAATAAGCACTTGCTCTGTTGTACCATCAACATTCTTAACTATTTCTGTTGGTGCAGACCACTTAATATAGTGAAACGGCATGTCAATGATTGGCATCCAGTTCTTTTCACAGTAAGAATCGTCTGCGCCTGTAGATGGCATACGTACTCGTGAAACTTCTTTGGCTGTCCAAGCTTCCTTGTCTAACTCAATCTCAGAAATCTCCATGCGACCAACGCCATTAGTCGTGGTATCTCTACGAACACCAATAAGGTAGTACCTTCCGTACCACTGAACTAGTCGAGCATCTTCTAGACCTACAAACTCCCAGATAGGAGTGTGTAGTTCAAGCATCTCTACACGAGTGTAGTCAATTACTTCCAGGTCTTTATTGAGTCTGATTAAGTAATTTTCGGTAGCTAGTCTCTGGTCATTCTCTGGGTGAAGATAGGAAAAAGGGCCCCAGGCTGTGGGAAATCGTTTTTTATTTTCAGCAACATAAAGTGTGTAATTAACATGGCGTAGATTTACTAAGATATCGCCATCATCGTCAATAAAAATAGACGGATTCATAAGGCCTGTACCAGATGTCAAGCCTGTGGGAATTGTTAATGGAACTAGCGTACCGCCTGCATTAACCGTTTTTTGTACCAGATTCATACTTATATTTTAGTACACTTATAGAGGTTAAGTGGGAGGAAGCTATAAGACTTACCTGGCTGCAGGTAGGAACATAAAACCCCGACAAGGTGACAGGCAACCCGCATGTAGTAATACTGCGGGTTTGCCCTATTTACGTCACAATAATAGTAAAGACTTTTTATGGAGACAGTATGCCTGTACAGACAGTAATTAAACATAGAACAGATACGTCTGCTAACTGGACCTCAGTTAATCCAGTATTGGGTTTGGGTGAGTTTGGTGTAGTTCAAGGAACTAACACATTTAAAATCGGTGATGGCAGTACACAGTGGGTCAATCTTCCATACCCTAGCCTTCAGGGTCTCCAGGGTTTACAAGGTATTACGGGATCAACTGGTCTTCAAGGATTTACTGGAACTATTGGTTTGCAAGGATTTACAGGTATCCAAGGTGCGGTTGGTCTTCAAGGATCTCAAGGAAGTGGTCTTCAAGGTATCCAGGGAACAATCGGTTTGCAAGGTGCATCTGGTTCTACTGGACTAACTGGTATTCAGGGATTACAGGGTCTGCAAGGTGCGACTGGTTCAGTTGGTAACACTGGTCTTCAGGGAGCAGTTGGTACTCAGGGAACTCTTGGTCTCCAGGGATTACAGGGCACAACTGGCGCAACTGGTTTGCAAGGCGTTCAAGGTATTCAAGGATTTGGTTATCCTCAAGCCCAAGGAACTCAAGGTACTCAGGGCCTTACTGGTTCAGTAGGAAACACAGGATTACAAGGTATCCAAGGAAGTCTAGGTAATACGGGTGCTCAAGGTACTCAAGGATTACTTGGCTTACAGGGTTTCCAAGGTATTCAAGGATTTGGATACCCACAGGCGCAGGGTACTCAAGGTACTCAAGGCGTGCAGGGTAGTTATGGCCCAATTGGTGTACAAGGATTTAACGGAACTACTGGTGCTCAGGGCCTAACTGGTGCCCAAGGAACCACAGGAACTCAAGGTTTGACTGGTACCACTGGTTTGCAAGGTATACAGGGACTTCTTGGAGCACAAGGTATCCAGGGAACTACTGGAAACCCCACCGAGTTTTACTATTCCCTAACTTCAGATACAGCGTACTCATCTATTAGCACTTTGGCTTTATTCCCAGGAATGAGCACAGGACTTTCGCTAGACACCTCGTCAATCTATCAGTTTGAAATTTACGCTATGGTGAAGTACTACGTAAACTCAACGATTACTGGTGCAGAAGGACTGTCCTATGAGGCGCTGTTCTCTACCCCTACTGCATATGCCAACCTTAACTATAGGTATGAATACGGAAGCCTAATTGGAGGCAATACCTCAGGAGCAACTCCTACATATCCTTCACTAGCCCCTAGCTCTACGGTAACTTACTCCCTACAACACATGAACACTGCGACAGCGACTACTTCTATGGGAGTTGTTGGTCCAGTAATCAGCGTTACCTATGGTGGTAGCCCTGGACTATCTAAGGGAGCCTATGGGCTCTTGAGAGTTGTAGGATCAGTAACTACTACTTCTACTTCTGGAGCTAAGCTATTGCCTCAAATTAAGTTAGTAGAAACTGGAGGAAATGGTGCTGCGTCAGCTACCCTTCTTGCAGGATCATACATTAAGGCTAAGAAGCTCGCTTCTGGTCTAGGCGGAAGCTGGTAATAATGCGCGGTGGTAGAGAAAGCAGTGACCGTAACTCTAGGTTCAATATGAACTATGAGGCGCTATCTATCTATGAAGGTATTACCGACGAACTTGTTGGCACCGTTGGTGTAGAGGTTGACTGGTTCCGTTGGCAAGACTACTACCTAGAAGAAAACTTCAATACGGTAGTTGACCCTGTTTATGACGTATCTAACTCTGGACCAAATAATGGTCGTAGGTGGATGCTTCCATTTAAGATGCCTGTTATTATGGCGCAGTTTGTTCGTGGTACCAACGTAATGAACGAGCGAGGTATGTACGTAACAGATACTCTGCGCCTAGTAATCAGCATGGGTGAAGTTCAACGTCTTCTTCCAGATCTTCTAGAAAATTCAAATGGACACCTAAAGGACAGAATCGCATACAAAGGCGAAGTGTTTGTTCCGACACGTGTTCTACCTAGAGGTTCATTCGCAAATAAGTGGACTGTTATCACTGTTGACTGCAACCAATTGAACCCAGAGGAACTCGTAAACGATCCTCAGTTCAGAAGATACGCAGATACACCGTCTGGAGATCCAAGAAATGCCGTTTGAGTCTCAAGCCCAGAGAGCCTGGATGTATGCAAACAATCCAAAAATGGCTAAGGAATGGGAAGCTCACACTCCAAAAGACAAAAAGCTTCCTAAAAAGAAGAAAAAGAAGAAGAAATAATGGCTAGAGTTACCGCAGGTGGTCTTAAGCACAAGGTCACTAAGAAAAAAGAAGACCGTGGTGCTGGTGATAAGGGCGACATCATTGTCGAACAAACCAGTAAGTCTGGCAAAAAAGAGCGCATGAACTTAACCAAACTTGCAGGCGCAAAGACTGTTAAGCAAGGCGTTAAAGCAACAAAGGAATACCACAAGAAGCACCCTGAAATAGGTAAAGGTAGAAGACAGCATGGCAAGTGAAGCATGGCAAAAAAAGGAAGGCCAGAACGCTAAGGGCGGTCTGAACGCCAAGGGACGTGCGTCGTACAACAAGAAACATGGCGGTCACCTAAAGGCACCAGTTAACCACAAGCCTAAGACTGCTGAAGAGTACCGTCGTCAAGGTTCGTTCCTGGTGCGTATGGGTTCTTCCCCAGGCCCACTATTTGATGACAAGGGCGAACCAACTCGTCTTAAGAAGTCTCTTGAGGTATGGAACTACCACGGAAGTGACAAGGCTGCTGCTGTAGCTATGGGTAAACGTGACCTTGCTAAAGCAAAGGCCATGAAGGAACGCGAAAAGGGCAAAAAGAGTGGCAGCACCAAAAAGAAAAAGTAAAGTAAACGAAGCAGGTAACTATACTAAGCCTGGACTTCGTAAGCAACTATACGCAAAAATTAAGGCTGGCACCAAGGGTGGAGACCCTGGTGAATGGTCTGCACGTAAGGCTCAGCTTCTTGCCGTAGAGTACAAGAAAGCTGGCGGAGGCTACAAAGATTAATGGCTAAAGCAAAGTCCCAACGTTCACTAGATAAGTGGACTAAGGAAGAATGGACAACCTCAGATGGAAAACCGTCTAAGGGTAAAAAGCGCTATCTTCCTAAGAAGGCTTGGGAAGACCTTACTCCAGCAGAGAAGGCTGCCACTAATCGTGCTAAGAAAAAGGGCGATGGTGGCAAAAAGGGTAAGCAGTTTGTGCCTCAGCCTAAGGAAATTGCAAAGAAGACAGCGAGGCACAGATAATGGGTGGACATGTACCAGTAGGTACTCGCAAAAAGTTTGGGCCATATAAAGGCTCTAAGCAAAACGGTGGTAGAGAAATCTACGTATGGAAAGTAAAGACTAAGGACGGTTGGCGTACTGAGTCTAAGAACCAAGCTCGTGAGGACTATGAGTCTAAACACGGCAAACTTTCCAAAGACAAAGATGTTGACCACAAGGATAACAACAAGCACAACAACTCTAAGGGTAACCTTAGAGCAATGAAAAAAAGCGATAACGTGGCTAAAGAAAACAAGCGTAGAGCAGGTAAGTGATGAAGAAACCTAAAGCTGTATATAAGAAAGATGAGACTCACCGCGATGGAACTAACCTTGGTGAGGGTAAGGGTCGCTCTATCGGTAAAAGTGGTAAAGCAGTAAAGGGTGTTCGTAAAACTGCAGCTAGACCAGGCAGACTGAAGAAACCATAATGAATAGAGTTAAAACTACATTTGGTAGATTTCAGTGGCATATAAATGCTGTAAAAGCTGGAGAAGGACATCCAGAATTTTTTAAGCCAGGGGAAGGAACACTAGTGGCTACCTCCGAACAAAGACATGCTGCAAAAGCAAAGCAGCTAAAAAAAGCAACAATTCAAGCAACTACTGCAGAGAAACTGCACGCACTTAATAAACCAACCCCAACTAAACAACCTAGTAAGGCAAAATAATGGCAACTAAGAAACAGTGCACATGCGGTAAATGTGCAGAGTGCAAGGCACGAATGAAGAACAAGAAGAAGATGCCACCTTGGATTGGTTCCAAGGCTGACAAGGAGCAGGACAAGAAGGCTGAAAAGGGCATGACCCCAGCTGAAAAGAAGAAGTTCGAGAAGGCAGACGCCAAGATGGACAAGGACAAGACCTTGACCAAGAAGGAAGACACTGCTAAGGACAAGGCTCTTGCAGCTCGTATCAAGGCGGCAGATAAGAAGAAGCCAAAGAAGTAGTTTTACAAAAGTTTAGGCCACCATTGGTGGCCTTTTCTTTTACTCTTAATACGTGAGTATTCGTGCGAATACTTGCCTACTTACGTAGCCTGCGCCTTTGAAAAGGAATCTGCAATGTCATCTGATTACAAGCCCTGGTGGGAAAAGATGGCGGAATTGTCCACCCCTGCCGAGAAAGAAAACTTCCTTAGAGGAGTTGGCGGAGCTTCCGCTAATGGTGGGTCGAAAATTCTATACGCAATTATCGCTGGTTACGTTGGGGGCAAAATTGCTCAACGTAAGCCAGGTAGATAATGTTTGGAAAATTACGGACAGTAATCGCAGACGCAGTTAAATCTACTGAAGGCACACTCACGCAACAACTAAGGGATAGTGCATCCAAAAACGGATGGCACCCAGAGATTGTTAATGGATTGCGTGTAGCTCACGATGGTGAGAAATATAGTGTCGTAGTCAACCCTGAACATGCTGACAGAGCGTTTGTTCACGAATATGGTGACGAAACAAATAAGCCCACTGCTGTAATCCGCAAGTTTAGCGATGACACAGCTAACATTCACAGCGTGTATCTAAGTCATCTTAATGACCATTATAGAGGTAGAAAATGACATTTTTACTTTCCGAAGACGCTGCTCTTCGTTCTTGGTTAGATGGGTTAGTGGTTAGTGACCAGACCTCCGAAGATGCTGGCATGGATAGATCTGTTGGTGTTTGGTTTGGTCAGCCTGACCAAGAGGTTCGCTATCAGAAGTTCCCTTTTATCACTATCGACATGATTGATATCAGTCGTGATCCTGCTAGGGAAATGCGTGGCAAAGTTTCCCCAGACTACTTAGCCCCAGATAACTTGGACGATAACAAGAACTGGGAAATTCACTTGCCTATCCCAGTAAACATTGACTATCAAGTTACTATCTACACTAGGCACCCTAGACATGATAGACAATTACTTTCTCAGATTCTTTCTGAAAAGATTCCATTTAGGTTTGGTCAGGTAGACCTAGATGATGGCACTGTTCGCCGTCTTGAACTTCTTGGTATTGCCAAGAGAGATAACAGCTCAGAGCAGGCTAAACGAATTTTCGTTAACGTTCTTACAGTAAGAATTACTAGCGAGTTACCTGAAGGAAAACTAAAAGAAGCATACAAGGTACTTTCGATAAATACCTCTGTAAATACGATCTACAACATCGCAGACAATTCCGTATCTACGAACATCAATTAATTAATTAAGGAGAAACCATGGCCTATGGTCGTCCAGGAGTCTATGTAAATGAGACTCTTATCCCCGCGGCTCCAGTAGCCTCAAACGGAAATTCCAATGCAGCAGGTGCTGTTCTTGGTGCATTTCCTAAGGGTCCATCGACTCTTACTCTAGTAACCTCTTGGTATGACTTCACTAAGCGTTTTGGTGGATTTGATGCCAAGTACCCAGCTACATTTGGTGTTAACCAGTTCTTTGTAAATGGTGGTACTGAGCTTTACGTACAGCGTGTTCTTGGAACAATCACTGGTAGTGATAAGGCTAATGCACAGGCAACCATTCCTTCGACAACTTCTGGTATCAACATCGGTACTGCTACTGCTATCGACCCAGGCATCACTGGTAACTACCTTCGCATTCAGATTAAGGCAGGGTTGACTTCGACTAAGTTTTCTGTTCTTGTTTGGTTAGAGGGTAACTCATCTGCAACTGCTACCTCGGGCAGCACTTCGGATGACACTCTTGTTGAGCAGTGGGATAACCTTGTTTTCAATTCAAACACTGACCCAAACTTTGCCCCTACAGTGATTAACTCGTTGTCTAGGTACATTACACTGAGCGTTACTGACTACACTCACCCTCCTCAAACCAATACTGTTCTACCTCTGTCTGGTGCAAGTGATGGTAGTACAATTGTTGCAGGTAACTACACTGCGCTTATTGCAACAGACGGTACTTCTGCGTTTGATTTGGTTGATCGTCCTCTTGTTCTGTTCGCTCCTGAGCTTTACACAAAGTTTGTTGTGGATGGAAGCAATGACACTGATGCAAAGTCTGCTATGGCAACCGTTCAAGCTCAAATGATTACTTGGGCTAACTCGGGTGAAGGTTATGCAGTTCTTGATACTGCTCCTGGCCTAACTACCTCAGCAGCTCTGTCGGTAGCTTCGGGACTTACTGCTTCTAGCCAAGCAGCGATTTACTACCCTAACTTATACATTGCTGATCCACTGAACACCTCTAGAGGCACACTTCGTAAGATCGGTCCTTCGGGCGCAGTTGCTGGTGTTTACATCAACACTGATGTTACTGTTGGCCCATTCAAGGCTCCAGCAGGTATGCAGGCAATGGTTCGTGGTGCGGTTTCTCTTGAGCGCGGCTTTACTTCTGCGGATCTTGACGCGTTAAACTCGGCTTCTAGCCCAGTAAATGCAATCAGAAACATCAGAGGTGCAGGCATCGTAGTTATGGGCGCAAGAACCCTCCTTCAGGATGGTACTGCTAACCGTTACGTTAACATGCGTCGCAGCATTATCTACATCAAGAAGATTCTTCGTGATGCTACACGTTTCGCTGTGTTCCAGAACAATGATTCAACTCTCTGGGCTCAGCTAAATACTGTAATCACAGTGTTGCTTAACGAGTACCGCAATAAGCGCGGTCTTGCAGGAGCCACTCCTGCAGAGTCTTTCTATATCAAGATTGACTCTGAGAACAACACTTCTGCAACTATCGCTCAAGGTATTGTAAACATCGAAGTCGGTGTTGCTCTTCAGTACCCATCTGAGTTCGTGGTTATCAACCTCAGTCAAATCACTGGCCAGTAATAAAGGAGACTAAATAAATGGCTACAATTACTAACAATCGCTCAACGCTGGCAACAGATCCAATCCGTAACTTTAGGTTTTTGGTTAGTTTCCAGCCACACCAGG